GGCGGAATAACCGCTTCCAGCCCCTGAGCAAAGACCTGCAGGGCGAGATGCTGGACCGTCTGAAGGACACGGAGGTGAGAGTGTGACTACCTATATCTGCAAGTGTGGGCAGAGAGTGCAGAAATCCAGCAACGCCGACAATACCGGCAATCGTCTGGAAGGATATGGCCCGGGCCATGAATGCTATGACTGTCCCTACGCCATGCCGTGGGGCGGCAACAAGTGGGACAAGGCTGCCAAGCGTTTCGTGCAGGATATTAAGGGCTACGAATGTCGGACGAGCAGAACGCTCTCATATGACTCCCACTTTATCGGCTCGACCGAAGACAAGTGCACCTGCTCTGTGGTCAGCCTGGATTTTGACTTCCTGGAACATATCAGTGCATGGGTCAAAGATACTTTCCCTCTGGGCGAACTCACTGGCGGTTTTTCTCAAGACGAGATTCGCCCCACTGATTACTCCCACAATGGCCGCTACTGCTGTACATTCGTCTGCGCTTCCAACAAAAAGGGCATTGCTGCCAAGGCAGCTTTGTTCGCCCGCTTTTTCTATCCGGATGGAAGCCGCAAGGACATGACCCCACAGCAGGAAATGGAAAAGATCCTGGCTGACATCAGAAAATGCACACAAGAGCCCCCGGCGGCGGAGGACGTGGCCGTGGCTGCGCTGCCCCCTGCAGAGGCTGCCGCACCGGGCTTTGACTTCGGTGCAGACGCTCAGACCAACGCTCTGCTGTTGCAGGACGCCCAGACCTTTATCACCGGCAACATGGCCCGCATCATGGCGGCCAAGCACGCCCACGACCTGACAGCCAGCCACTACAAAGGCAGTTGGGGCAAGTGGTGCGCTGCCGTAGGCATCAGCCGGGACACCGGCGATCGAATGGTGAGTGTTGCCGCACAGTGCGGCAATATCGAAATCGAGGGCAAGCCCATTCTGGACGTTCAGCCCTTGAAGCTGCTTTACGCTGCCGCCAAGCCCTCCACCCCGCAGGAGGTCAAAGAGGCAGTTTTCTCCGGAGATATTACTACCTATAAAGAATATCAGGACGTCATGGCCCAGCTCAAAGCCGAGAAGGAGCGTGCCGACACTGCCGAGAACCAGCTGGATGCTGTCCGAGCGGATGTAGCAGGGCTGCACGAGCAGAACACCCAGCTGAAGGAAAATTTGGACGCCGCCGAAGCCCGGGAAGAGGAAGCATGGAAGATGCAGAGCAAGGCCGAAGTCCGCGCCAAAACCGCCGAGAGCCAGCTGGAAGGCTCCCGTCAGGTGGCCGAAGCGGCCAATCGTCGGGCCGACAAGTGGAAGGCCGAGGCCGAAGCCGCCCGGAAGCAGCCCATCGTGGCTGTGGTGGACAAAGACGAAGTCGTCCGGCAGGTGGACGCCCTTACCGCCGAAGCAAAAGCACAGGCCCGCAGTCAAGTCGAGGATGCTCAGCGTCGGGCCAATGAAGCCGAAGCCAAATACCAAAAGCTGCAGCAGGATGCAGACGGCTTTCTTGCCCCGGAGCAGGCCTGCGAACAGCAGGCACGCTTTATCGCAGACAGTATGCGTTCCATGTACCTGAACTGGTTCGGGCAGGCTTGCGCCACCGGCACCCCGCTGGCCCAGATGGGTGCGCCGCTGTACGCCCTGTGCGGGGAGATCATGTCATCGCTGGAAGATGATACCACCATCAACCCCACCGCTGCCGGCAGTGTGGAAGATGCAGAACGGGAGGCGTTGTTTGAATGAGATTCGACATAAAGGCATTTCTCCGGCTGATGAAGCAGAGTTGGCAGGGCGGCGGCGTGAAGATCCTGCGCACCGAACATCGCGGGCTCTGGGATTCCTTTTTCATCACCGGCGCAGGCTGGGCGCTGCTGATCCCGAAGGAGCACTGTCCCAGTGAGATCACAGGCCAGCTCGTCACCTGGCTGGCCGATATGCCCAAGATCGGCGAGTCCAAGTGGGTGGCCAAGGGCTGTGGCCCGCAGGACATCCCCGAAGGCGACAAAGCCATCGACCTCAGCCGTTATACAGCCGGGACCTACGAGACCGGCATGGTCTGCCTGCCGATATGCACTGCCACAAATGCCCTCGTCCAGTACAGTGGCAGCAATTTGGCAGCAGCTTTTCCCCTGGATGCCTTTGCCGTGGTCCAGGCCGGCGCAAACTTTGGTTTTCTGGACGCAGAGACCGGTATCGCCCGCTGGCAGGACGAGGACACACAGGGTCTTTTCTGGCTTTGTGACAATGCGGACAATATTCCGCAGGATGTACGGGATGCCGCAGCACGGTTCACCCCGCAGAAACATTAAGGAGGTATTTTTATGGTTGAAATCACCCGAGCTACCCGCGAAAAATCCAAGCTGCGCATTGCACTGGCCGGTGTGTCTGGCGGCGGCAAGACCCTGGGCGCACTGCTGCTGGCTTCCGGACTGACCGGCGGCGACTTCTCGAAAGTCTGCTTGATCGATACCGAGCACCGGCGCGGTGAACTGTACGCAAACCGCAGCGACCTGGGCATCGGCGAGTTCTGGTACATCGAACTGAAAGCGCCCTATTCCCCTGACCGCTACAAGGAATGCGTGGACGCCGCTGTACAAAAGGTGGGGCCAGACGGTGTTGTGATCGTTGACAGCTTGTCTCACGCCTGGAACAGTTCGGGCGGTGTACTGGAGATCAAAGCCGGCATTGCCGCTCAGCCCAACAAAAACAGCTACACCGCCTGGGATGAAGCCGGGCGTATCCAGAACAACTTCATCAATTACCTGCTGTCCGTCAACTGCCACACGATCTGCACCCTGCGGGTCAAACAGGACTATGTGCTCACCGAGAACGACCGCGGCAAGCAGGTGCCGGTGAAAGTGGGCCTCGCACCGGTGCAGAGAGACGATGTGGAGTATGAGTTCGACATCATGTTCACCATCGGGCGGGACCACATTGCCACCACCAGCAAGGACGTGACCTTCTTGGACGGCTTCGGTGCGGTGATCACACCGGAGCTGGGCCAACAGCTGGCCGAGTGGGCCAATGACGGCAAGGAGCCCATTCGCTGCGAGGAATGTGGGCGGCTGGTATCGGCCACCAGCAAAATGACCATCGACCAACTGGCCGGTTACACCCGCAAGACCTACGGCAAGTGCCTGTGCCAGGCCTGCGCCCGGAAAGCCGAAATAGCCCGTCGCGCCGCCGAAAAGGAGAAGGAGGCCGCCAATGCGCCCCAGTGATACCCGCACTCGGCAGAAAAAAGACAAGCTGCAGCAGGCCCGCAATGCCCGCGGCAAGGTCTGGCAGGACGATCTGCTGGACATCCTCTGCGGCATTCCGAAGGTCTGGTGCCGAGGCTGGCCCACAGATTATTCCGGCCAGCCCTACGACATCGAGGCCACCATCGACGGCCGCAGCTGGGGCATCGAGTGCAAGCATATCGCCAAGGGCAATCTGCCCTTCTCGGCTTTCCGCCCCAATGAGGTGGAAAACCTCAGCCGCAAAGAAGATGCCGGCGGAATCGCAGTCGTGGCTGTGCGCCGGGATGTGCCTGCCTCAGACGTTTACTTTCCGTGGTACTACATCCGGGACCGCATTGAGAGCGGCGAGCGCGGCAGCGTGAAGCTGGAAGGCCTGCCCACTGAGATCCTGAGCGTACTGGAGGTGGTGCATCCGTGATCTATACGCTGGATGGAGAACTCCACCTGCAGGATGTGCCGACGCCTCTGCTGCACCAGCTCATCCAAGAGCTGACCGTGCCGAATCCCAAGTTTCAGAACGCCCTGCGGCTGGGCAGGCCCACCTACAACATCCCGGAGACTGTGATGCTGTACGAGATAAAGGGCAATGCCCTCACCCTGCCGCGCGGCATGGCAGAAGAGGTCTGGCGGGTGCGGCCCGCAGGCACTACTGCACAGGTCCGGACTCTCAAAGGCGAACCGGTCGATTTTGATACTTCTCGATTTTCGCTGCGGAGCTACCAGCAGCAGGCCGTGAACGCTGCGCTTGCCTGCCGGTGGTGTCAGGGTGTGCTGATCGCGCCCTGCGGTGCCGGAAAGACTGAGATCGGCATGGCGGTCATTGCCCATCTGGGCAGACCTGCGCTCTGGATCACCCACACACTAGACCTTGCCCAGCAGGCCAAAGAGCGCGCACAGCTGCGTCTGGGGCTGGATGAGCGAGAGGTGGCCATCGTGTCTGGCAGCCGCAAGCGCTGTGGAACCAAGCTCACCATTGCCACCGTGCAGAGCCTGTACCGCATGGAGCTGAACGAGCTTGCCCGCACTGTGGGTGTGGTGATCGTGGACGAGTGCCATCATGTCGTCAACAATCCCGAACAGGCCAGTATGTTTGCAGCAGTGCTCCGGTGCCTGCCCGCCCGATGGCGCTTCGGCTTGACCGCCAGCGACACCCGAAGCGACGGCCTGAGCGAGACTATCTTCCAGGTCCTAGGTCCCCGCGTGGCAGTGATCGACTCCCAGCAGTTGGAACAGCTCCTCATCACGCCAAGAGTCGAAACAGTCCCCACCACCTTTGTGTACACCCCCAGAGCCAACGAAAGCCCCATCGACTACATCCGCCTGATGCGCCACATGGCAGATGACGCGGGCCGGATGCAGACGGTAGAACGAATCATCGACAGGGCCGTAACGGAAGGCCGCAGCTGGCTGGTCCTGGCAGCGTCTCTGACAATTCTGGACCGACTGCACACTTATGCACTCAACCTGGGCCTCGCCGCCGAGTTCGTCTGCGGCGCCACCAAAAAATCAGAACGCACTGCCGCACTTGCCCGCATGAAGAATGGACAAGCCCGCATCCTGTTCGCCACCTACCAACTGGCAAAAGAGGGTTTGGACATCCCGTGTCTGGACCGTCTTGTGCTGGCAACCCCCACCCGCAACAAGGTGATCGTACAACAGAGCATCGGACGCATCCAGCGCTCGGCTCCCGGCAAGACCGAAGCCCTCGTGATAGACCTCGTGGACGAAAAGACCCCGCAGCTGATGGTGCAGTATAAACAGCGCCGGACGCTTTACAAAAAAATGAACATTACAGAAAAGGAGTAACTACTATGTCTGAATTGAACTATGCATCCGCCCTTGCCGCCCTTGATGATGATTTTGCCTCGGCCAGCGCCCAGACCGGCAGCGGGAACCTGCCGATCGGCCGCTACAATGCCATTCTGAAAGAGGCCAAGATCGTCGCCCGCAGCAATAACGGCATCGCCCTGAGCGTATCCTTTGTCGTTACCGAGGGACAGTACAAGGGCCGTTATGCCTTTACCAGCTACGGCTTGAATAAGAACGGTCTGCCTTTCTTCAAAGGTTTTCTGCAGATGATCCAGCTGCCGCTGACCCGCCTGAGCGAATTGGAAAAGTCGCTTTCCCTGTTCCCCGGCCATCTGTGTGTGATCAACGTGCAGCAGGATAAGCAGAAGCCCCAGTACACCCGCACCTATGTTGACCGCTACCTCGGCATGGGCAATGTAGAAGACTACCTGAACCCGCAGACCCAGCCGAACGCCCAGGAGGGTTTCACTGTGATCAATGACGCGGATGATCTTCCCTTTTAACTGAGGAGGTGCCTATGCTCGAGCAGTTCCCTCAGTCGCTGAAAGAAAGCCGCCGCTGGGTCTGCTTCGACGCCGTAAAAACGCCCATCAACCCCGCCACCGGAAAAAACGCAATGCCAAATGAACCCGCCACATGGGGTACGCTGGCGGCAGCGCAGGCTGCCGTCTCCCGCTTTGGCCTGCGCGGTGTCGGGGTGCTTTTAGGGGATGGGCTGTGCGGCATCGACATCGACCATTGCCGGGACCCGGATACCGGGACACTCTCTGATATGGCCAGAGAGATCATCGATCAAATGCAGACCTATACCGAATCAAGTCCCAGCGGCACCGGCGTACATCTGCTGTTTACCGGGAAAAAGCCAGCCGGAGCCTGCCGCAAGAGCAGCATCGGACTGGAAATGTACGATGGCGGACGGTATTTCACCGTTACCGGCAATGCCCTGAACAGCTTTTCCATCGAGGAACGCAGCGCCGAATGTGCCGCCGTACACGCAAAATATCTGGCGAAACCGAAAGCATCTCAGGTTTCTGCTCCCGCGGCCATATGGCAGAAGGTGGACCGCTCCGATGAAGAGCTGCTGCATACCGCCTGTGCCGCCCGCGACGGCGAACGCTTTGCCGCCCTGTATGCAGGCAGCTGGCAGGGTTACTACAACAGCCACAGCGAAGCAGACCTCAGTTTCTGCAATCTGCTGGCGTTCTGGTTTGGTGCCGATGTGGAGCGCATGGACCGTATTTTCCGTTCCTCCGGCCTGATGCGTCCCAAATGGGATGAGCGGCGCGGAGCCAAGACCTATGGCCGCTGGACGCTCGAGCGCGCCGTCAGCGACTGCCAGGAGGTGTACTCTCCCACATCCGCGCAGGACACCGTGTCCTTTGCCGATCAAGACGAAGCCCTCCGCACTCTGAATGCAAAATATGGAGCGCAGCCCCCTGCCGCGCCGGCCCCCGGCATCAAGACCTACTCCATGGACGACACCGGCAATGCCCGGCGCTTCCGCGACCGCTACGCTGACCGGGTGCGCTATAATCCCACAGACAAGTGCTGGATGGTATGGGATGGCACCCGCTGGAAGCGGGATGACCTTGCTGCTGTCAAGGGCTTTGCAGATGAAATGCTGGACCAGATGGACAAGGCCTGCTTTGGCATCCGGGACACCAATTCTGCCGGTGCCATGCGCCGCCATGTACAGAAAAGCCGTTCCAGCCGCAGTAAGGAAGCCTTCCTCAAAGAGGCCCAGCATCTGCCTGGCATCCCCATGCTGCCGGATCAGTTCGATAAAAACAAAGGTCTGCTGAATGTGCGCAACGGCATCCTTGATCTCGCCCGCCGGGAACTTGAGCCTCACGACCGGGAACGCTACATCACCCGCATGGCACAGGTGGACTACGATCCGCTGGCAAAAGCCCCCGTATGGGAAGCGTTCATCCAGTCGGTCACCGGAGGGGATGCTCAGCTGGCCGAATATCTGCAGGTGATGGTGGGCTACTGCCTGTGCGGCTCCACACGAGAACAGTGTATGTTCTTTTTGTACGGCGACGGTGCCAATGGCAAGAGCACCTTTCTGGAAACGCTGGCCAAGATGCTGGGCGACTACTGCATGAACGCCCAAGCCGATACCATCGCCAGCTCCCACAGCCGTTCCTCTGGTGCGGCCCGCAGCGATGTCGCCCGTCTGAAAGGCGCCCGATTTGTCACTTTGGAAGAGGGCGACCAAGGCGCGATGCTGGACGAAGGCCTCGTAAAACAAATGACCGGCGGCAACACCATCACTGCCCGCTTCCAGTACGGCAAGGAATTTGAGTTCCGTCCGGAGTTCAAGCTGCTGGAAGCCACCAACCACCTGCCGAAGATCCGCGGCACCGATGTGGGCATCTGGCGCCGCATCCGGCTGGTCCCCTTCACCCAGCGCATCCCGGAAGACAAGCAGGATATGCTGCTGCCTCAGAAATTAGAGGCCGAGCTGCCCGGCATCCTCAACTGGGCGCTGGGCGGCCTGCAGAAATGGCTGGCCAACAGCCAAGGCGGCAAACGGCACGGTCTGCCACCCTGTGCTGCCGTGGACAGCGCCGTAAACGCCTATAAGCAGGACCAGGACCGCATCGCGGCCTTTCTGGCTGACTGCACCGAACCAGCTGAGAGCAGTACGGTGCAGGCCAGCGTGCTGTTCCGCACCTACCTGAACTGGTGCAGTGAAAACAACGAAAAATGGCGCATGGCGAACAAACAGTTCGGCATGGAAGTGAAAAAGCACTACGAGATCCGCAAGGGGATGTACTACAACGAGTATGTAGGTATGACCCTTTCAGAGGAAGGGATGCGCTGCATGGCGTTGGCGCGTGGCACAGAGCCATCCGTCGCCCCAGTCAAAAGCAGTCCGCTTTATGAGCAGACCCGCCTGAAAAATTGAGAATATGGAGGGTATGGAAGCAGAGGAGCCGTTTCCCAGACTTTTTCCTATATATTTTTTGTTTTCCTCTAGGGATTTTTCAGAAACAGCCTCCTATCCTCCATACCCTCCATAGAAAGGAGTAACCAATTTGACCCATGAAGAGAAGATAAGCTGGCTCTCCCGCTACCGGGAGGCCGAAAAGCTCTACCAGCGGCTTTCCTACCGGCTGGCAGAGGCGCAGGAGGCCACCCGGCACATCACCCAGGATCTCAGTGCAGCACCGGGCGGCAGCAAGGATGGGCAGAGCCTCGCCCGGGCAGTAGAGCGTGAAGAAGAAGCCAAACGCCGCGCCTACGCGCAGCTGGCCGTCTGTGATGCTCTGTTTGCGGAGATCGATGCCGTGCTTGTGCAGCTGGACTCCGCCGAATACTGCGCTCTTCGCAAATACTATCTGGACTGCCTGAAATGGGAGCAGGTAGCCGCAGACATGAATTTCACTTCCCGTGGCATTTTCGCCCTGCGCCGCCGGGCCATCGAACACCTGAAACTCTGAAACTGTGCAGTATCCGTTCATTGTGCGTTCACTCTCTTCCGGTGTAAAATGATACCATCGGCAGAGCCGGAAAGGCCCACCGATACACGCAGCCTCCGCACCATGTCCTCCTTGACGCTTGACCGCATGGCGTGCGGGCTGCTTCTATTATGCCGCCTGAGCGCAATTTGGTGCGCGGCGCGTGTGACCAGACACGGCTGGTTCGATTCCAAGGGCGGCACCATGACGCTGCGCCCCGCCGCAGCAACCGCCTGACGCATGGCCTGCAAAACCGCTTGGGGCTGGCGTGCCGGATGGGAGTCCCTCCTTCTCCCCGTGAGAGTCCGGCACACCACCGGAGGCCCCGGAATCCGCAGTGGGTTCAAGGATACCCCACCGGATGTGCGTCAATCACCCTGCACAGAAATGTGCGGGGATTTTTTATGCAGCCGTAGCTCAGACGCGAGAGCGCTGGCGTGACCAGACGGATGGAGGGCCGCACCCTCCCGGCTGCTCCATTTTTGTGCAGGAGAGGTGGTGAGGATGACCGACAAGCAGGCACGATTCTGCGAAGAATACATGGTTGATTTGAATGCGACCCAAGCGGCCATCCGCGCCGGATATTCCCCAGCAAGTGCCAAGACCGTGGGGCCGCGATTGTTGGAGAATGTTGGAGTTCAGAAGCTCATCGCCCAGCTTCAGGCTGAGCAGAGTCGCCGCACCGGTGTATCTACTGACCGGGTGGTGCGCGAGCTGGCAAAGATTGCATTCGTCAACGCCGCTGACCTCATCGACCCCAAGACCGCCTCTCTCAAATCCGATGCCAGCCACGATGACCTTGCCGCTGTGCAGTCAGTCAAGGTCAAGACGTTCGGCGAGGATGGGCTTGAGCAGGAAGTGAAGCTGGCCGACAAGCTCCGCGCGCTCGACCTGCTGGGCAAACACCTCGGGATGTACAAAGACACTTCCGAGAAAGACCCCGCCGCCGATGCTCTGGCAAAAGCGAAGGAACTTCTGGGAGGCGTGGACAGTGCCATTGACTGAATTTCAGCAGGAATATCTGCGCAGCTGTTCCCACCGCTGGAACGTCAAGACCGGGGCGACCCGCTCCGGCAAGACCTATCTTGACTGCGCCGTCACCATCCCGAAGCGCATCTGTGCGGCCCGTGGTGAGGGCCTGCTGGTCATGCTGGGCAACACCCTCGGCACGCTGGAACGCAACGTGCTGGAGCCCATGCGCGGCCTCTGGGGACCTGAGCTGGTGGGCGTCGTCCGCACCTCGGCCTCCGGCAACATCGTGCAGCTCTTCGGCCGCAAGATCTATGTCCTCGGTGCCGACAACAAAAAGCACATTGCCCGCATCCAGGGCGCAGCCTTCGAGTACGCCTACGGCGACGAGATCACCACCTGGGACGAGGGCGTTTTCCAAATGCTCAAGAGCCGCCTCTCCTGTCCGCACAGTCATTTCGACGGCACCTGCAATCCGGAAAGCCCTTCCCACTGGTTCAAGAAATTCCTCGACAGCGACGCGGACATCTACTGCCAGGCGTACACCATCGACGACAATCCGACTCTCCCGGCCCAGTTCGTGGCCGACCTGAAAAAAGAGTATACCGGCACCGTCTACTATAACCGCTTCATCCTCGGGCAGTGGATGGCAGCCAACGGCGTCATCTACCGCCTGCTGGCCGACAGCCTCGCCGCCGGGGATGGGCGTTTTTTCTGGCCCACCGAAAAGCAGCTGCACCCGTGGCGGATCCGGATTGGCGTGGACTTTGGCGGCAATGGCTCGAAGCACGCTTTTGTGGCGACGGCCATTCTCCCGGGCTGGTCCGGCGTTGTGGGGCTGGCGTCCCAGCGCATCGACCCGGTGGCGCAGGATGCCGACTTTCTGGCCGACAAGCTCATCGAGTTCTGTACCGCGGTCTTTGCCCGCTGGGGTGAGATCCAGTACATTTTCTGCGACAGCGCCGAGCAGACCCTGATAAACCACATCCGTTCCCGCCTGCGCCGCTGCAGGCTCTCCTGGCTGGCCGACCGGGTGGAGAACAGTGCCAAGATAAAGATCACCGACCGCATCCGGCTCACCTGCATCCTGATGGGCGGCGGACGCTTCTGGCTTATGCCGGAAGCTGCCACCCTGCGGGATGCCCTCGCTACGGCCCTTTACAGCGGCAAGCATCCCGGCGTAGATGAACGCCTCGACGACGGCAGCACCGACATCGACACACTGGACGCCTACGAGTACACCATCGAGCGCGATTTCAAGAGGTTGACGAACACATGAACATCACCGATTTTCTGGATTATCTGCATAAGACGCGCGGATGGCAGCTGGATGCCGATTACTACAGCCACATCGAGACATGGCGGCAATGGTGGAAAGGCAACGTACCCGGCGTTCATACCCGCGCCGCCGAGTATGCCGACGGCACCAAAAAGCGCACCATTGCCTCCCTGCGGATGCCCAAGCGGGTGTGTGAAGACTGGGCAAATCTGTTGCTGAACGACCGCACTACTTTCCAGATCACGGACGCGGCCACCGCCCGGTATCTGCTGGGCGACGATGAGCAGCAGGTGGGCGGACTGCTCCGCGACCTGCACTTCTGGACAAACGCCAACGCGCTGGTCGAGAAAGCGTTCTGGTCCGGCACGGGCGCTTTTGTTTTGAGCGTCGAAAATATGACCGTCGTGAACGGCAAGGCAGTCCCCAGCCCGGACGTCCGGCTCAGGCTGGACTACGACCCGGCCCCCTGCATCCTCCCCCTGCGGGTGGAGCGGGGCATCGTGACCGAAGCGGCCTTTGTCTCCGAGTGTCTGATGGACGGCAAGCCTGCCATTTACTTACAGACTCACACCGGCAGCGAAAAGAAGCGCACCATCCGCAACGAATGGTTCCGCGTCACCGACTCCATGTCCGGCATACCGGTGTTTTCTCCGGTCGAGAAGCCCCCGGAAGGCACGGTGGAAAGCGTCACGGTAGAGGGCTCCCCGCCCTGGTTTGCACTGTTCAGCCCGGGAGCTGTCAAAAACATCGATGGCGGCAGTGGGCTGGGCATGAGCGTCTTTGCCGAGGCGCTGGAAGAGGCGCAGGGCGTGGACCTTGCCTTTGACAACTACCGCGAGGACATCCGCCTCGGCCACAAGAAAATATTCTACAGTGCCGACATCTGCCGCAAGGTGGTGGACGATAAGGGCGTGGAGCACTCCATCCCGCCGGACGACGATGTCGTGAGCCAGTTTGTGCATCTGCCCGGCAAGGAAAGCAGCCTCGACCAGTCCAGCGAGTACCATGAATACAACCCCGATCTCCGCGTGGAGCAGAATCACCGGGCCGTGCAGGATATGCTGAACCTTTTCTCCTTCAAGTGCGGGCTGGGCTGTCACCGGTACGATTTCGAGAATGGCAAAGTTACCACAGCCACCGAGTACAACGGCAGCCGTCAGGATCTCGTAGCCAGCGCCAACAAAAACCAGATACCCATTGAAGGTGCGCTGATCTCCATCATCCGGGCCATCCTCTGGGCCGCGAAGGACCTGCAGAAGGCCGCAGTCGTCCCCGACACTCCCATCTCGGTGAACTGGGACGACAGCTATATCACCGACGCCGAGACCCGCATGACCCAGATGAGAGATGATGCCATCAGCGGCTTACTCCCCCGCTACAAGTATCTTTCGGCCCGGTACGGCATCTCCGAAGAGGATGCCCGCAGACTGGCGCAGGAAGCCAAAGACGAAAACCGCCAGCCTGAGCTGACCTTCGGGGGTGTCTGATGCTGGCCCCGGACTATCTCGACCATGCACCCGACCGTCTCGTAATGCTCTGGCAGCAGGCCGAGGACGACATCCTGCGGGACGTGGCCCGGCGCATCGGCAGGATGGACGCCCTGACGCCGACGGCCAACTGGCAGCTCTGGCGCTACCAGCAGACCGAGGCCGTCCGCAAGGATGTGGTGAAGCTTCTGGCCCGGTATACCGGCAAGAGCGAGGCCGAGATACGCCGTCTGATGCAGAAGGCCGCGGCCGCTGCGCTGGAAGCCGAGGATGAGATATACTACCACTACGGCAAGGAGCCGACGCCCTTCGAGGAGTCAGCACCCTTGCAGAACCTGCTCAACGCGGGCTATCGGCAGACGGCAGGCAGCTTCTCCAA